GAAGGATATTTACTTCAAACCAGAGAACAAATTCAGCAGGATCTTCTCACTCTCATTGATAGTGATGATCAGGAATTAAATGATAAGATGTGCCAAATTGTAGTAGACAACTTTGACAAATTCTTTCTAGAGGTAAAATGAAATCCACACAAGTTGTTTACATTTATCTTGCTATCATTGGATTGGTGGGGTTTAATGTATTTCTTGCTCAAAGGGATCAACAACTGTATGATTCCTTTGATAAACTTCAAAGGCAGGGAGTTTCAAACACTCTGACTCCGCATGAAAAGGTTTGCTCTTCTTTGAAAGTATGGCATCCAGATTGTAAAATAGAGTAATCTCCGTGTGCCAGTTACGGAAGTGGCACAAGACCCCCTTGACTTTTACTCAAATCCATGCTATCATACATGTATGAAAAATCAAAAAACCAGACAACAGTTCAATCACCTCAACCTTGATGTTATTCAGGATATTCCCACCGAAACTGTGGATGGTTCACGTCGTTATTGCGTCAATGGTAAACTATTACCATCTATTACCACTGTTACTTCCTATCAGAATCGCAAGTCCATTGCAGAATGGAGAGAACGTGTTGGTGAAGATGTAGCAAATAAGATCAGTCAGTTTGCATCAACTAATGGTACTAAGTTTCATAAACTTGTGGAAGATTATGTAAACAATGTTGATGTAGATTATGATACTGAGAAGTATGAAGTTGCTCTGAAATTGTTTAATCAATTTCAACCACTTCTTGATGATGTAGATAATATTCACTATCAGGAATCTGCTCTATATTCAGAAGAACTTGGCATTGCAGGTCGTGTAGATTGCATTGCAGAATACAATGGTAAATTATCAATCATTGACTTCAAGAGTTCTTCTAAACCAAAGTATGAGAATCAGATTCAAAACTATTTTGTTCAAGAAACTGGTTATGCACTCATGTATGAGGAAATGACTGGTCGTAAAGTAGAGCAAATTGTTACCTTGATTTCTTGCCATTCAGGTGAGACACAAGTTTTTGTTAGAAACCCTGCTGACTATGTTGACACTCTCAAGCAATACATTCAGGAGTACAATAACAAATGAATGAATGGAAATGTACTATCAGAACACCATCTAATTGGTTACAAACAGTACATGTAGAAGCATACAATCATAGTGATGCAGTTGCATTTGCTGAATCACAAACTGGTGGTAAATGTATCATGGCAGTCTTAGATAATTCATATGATTCTGATGATTCTGATAATGACAATTCAGGATCATTTAGTGGTGGAGGAATACTTTTATTATTGCTTATTGTCTTTCTTTTATATGCCTGGAAGTGGATATTTTTAATCATTGGAATTTCCGCATGTATTTGGGGAATCATTCAATTGGGTAAGAATTAGAGAGAAAATTTAGATAATACAATATGACACTTGTGCAAGTGTCCATAACATTTACCAAAGCATTATTAAATGTGCTATGCTTACAAAGTAATTTGAGAATTAAAATGCCTACTGTTTCATGGATAGAAGGAACAAATGAATCACCAGATAACATTGCATTCTTTCTAAGATTGCAGCAAGCATATTCTTCTCATACTGCAATCCCTACTACCAAAGAACTTAAAGAACGCAATCCTGAGCATATCATATGGCGTGCTCTTGAAAAGATAGAAAAAAAGAAAGGTTTGGCAAGATATTACTTAAGAGAAGAGAATGATCTTAGTGTGCCAGTTGAGGAAGTGGCACAAGACCCCCTTGACTTTTAACCAAATTCATGCTATCATACATGTATGAAAAATCAAAAAACACCTCAGTTTCCCACACTACAATCAAAGGATGGCACAATGGTTGTTAGTTTCTATCCTGTAGTTGATTCCACTCGTTTCACGCTTCAAGTTCTAACTTGGAAGGGTATTGATACTATCTCCACTAAGTTGCGCACCAATCATGATGCTCAACATGAGATTCAAGATAGACTCTTTCATGACTATCTTATCACTGGAGATAACGCCAATGTCGCTCAAACCTATCACATTGCTTCTTGCTGATTATGAATCAAATGATTGATCAACTCATTAAAGATCTTGAAAACTCAATATGTGTATCCAACATTGCGATTGATGATCCAAACAAGGGTTATCCTTATGCTTATGGATATTCCTCCTCAACGCTAAAACAGACAGTAGATCAACTTAAAAGTATTCAATCTTTCCTTAATGAAAAACACCTATGAATGCTGAAATTGAAACTCAAGCGATTGAAGTTATGGAAAACATTGAGGATATTGTTGAATATCTTTGCAATGAATATACTCTCAGTGGAGAGAAAGTTTGGACTATGATTGGAGCATTAAGTGATGCTAAGTTGAATCAATTTCCAGATTAAATGTTAGCATGTGCCAGTTGTAGAAGTGGTCGCTATATTTACCGAAATGCCCAAATCTGTGGTATCATACATGTATGAAAAATCAAACCACCTCTGAAGTCTTCCACTATGTCAACAACTGGAAGTAAGGCAAAGTTTACTGACCCAAAACTCAACATAGTTCAACTCAACTCCAACATCTTCGACCTGTGACTGTTACTAACAACGAAATGACTTCTCTTCTTTCTATTCTTATTCCTGGTGCCCTTGCAATCGTTATTCCTTTTTTGATTGCAAAGTTGCTCAAGATTAAACTCTTTACTGATACTAACTCTTACGATTCTGGATTCATTGATGGTTTTATTGTTGGAGAAAATGATGACTTATACTGAACAAATTAACATTTTGATTGCACAAACTCTTGAGAAGTTGCAAGAGTTAAATCCAGAACGTTATGGTGTTTGGTATAGCAAACTGTATCCTCCATTTGGTGATAATGAAAACTGGAATGTGAAGACTCTTCACACACTTGAACAACTGTTGATTGATTACGCTAACTGATGAAAAACTATCGTGTGCCAGTTGAGGAAGTGGCACAAGACCCCCTTGACTTTTAACCAAATTCATGCTATCATACATGTATGAAAAATCAAAAAACCAGTTCAGACCTCTTCCATTATTCCATTGATTGGAAGGAAGGTAAAGTGAATCAAATGTGGATTGAATGTCTTAATCCACATTCAGAAGGTGACAACAAGTATGTTGCTGTTGCTTACAATCCAGAAAAGGATACAAGCATGGTAATGTCTAACCCCAGAAGTCATTATGATACACTTAATTGGGTTAGAAGCTTCTGTGGATCATTTTCAATATTATCCTACACTTAATTCATTCTTAGATCAAAACAAATGACAACAACCTATCAATCCAATGCTCTTGATATTTCCTACAATGGTTGGGAGAATTATGAAACCTGGAATGTTTCTCTCTGGATTAACAATGCAGAAGGTTTATATCATCTTGCTCAAGAGTGTGGTGATTATGAAACTCTTGTAAAGTGTCTTTATGATGAGTATGGAGTGAATGAAACTCCTGATGGCGTTAAGTTCAATTCTCCGAAAGTGAATGTAGTACAATTAAACTCTGAGGTATTTGATTTCTAAATGACTTGCTTAAGTACAAACTATCACTCAAACCAAATTCAATTTATGTTCACCATTGCATCTGATCTCAAAACTCAAAAGTTTGTATGGATTCCATCAGTAGATGATACTCAGCAAACAAAACTTGATGATGAGATTGTAACATTCTCTGCTGTAGAAGTTGCTAATCAATTTGCCTCAGTTTATAGTCAGGAGTTGAAGTGATTATGTATCAAATTACGTATCAAGTTCCTTACAATGATTGTGAGTGGAGGTTTCAATCATTTGCTACACTAAGTGAAGCAATAAGGATGGTTGATTTTTATCTATCTTGTGGGTCACCTGCAAGGTTAGTTAGTAATTCCGTATAATGTTATTGAGATAATAAAAAGGTTAAAATAAATGTATATGAGTTTTCCACAGGTTTGTGTATATCTGTGGAAAAAGTATGTTATTTGTGTATTATTTGCTACTGTGAATAGTGTTTATAAATGGTTTATTATGTGTTTATAAATGGTGTATCTTATTGTGATCTTGGCCCACATTATATCACAAACCCTCTGAAATGTCAAGACCTCCCAGACACCCTCAGAGGTGGCACATGTACTTGACAGTATAGTTTTCCACAGGCACTAAGTGATAAACAGTGAAAACACAGTGAGCATCAGTGATCTCAGTGTCAATGAGTATATTTACCCTGTGGAAAAGTATTACAAACCTGTGGAAAACTAAGTATTACCCTGTGGAAAAATAGTTTTCCACAGGGTAATAATGATTGTGAATATGTGTGAATGACAGTGAATAACAGTTGACAAATGTGCAGTCCTGTGATATAGTGAATTAGCAGGTATTTTGTGTGATTGTGTTACCCTGTGGGGGGTAATGCGAAAAAACAAGACTCCCCTAACCTACAGAGGTGACAAAGTGCGAGAGAGATATCAAGTGATTCAAAAAATTTTTTGGGGTAAAAAAACACCAATAAGGTTGATTTATAATAATGTGTATGGAACTACACTAAGTCCCTGGAATGAATTTTATTATATTACAATTACTTTGTGGGAGGGATTAAATATACTTGGGTCCCATTATAAGAAAAAAATTTTCCCCAGATAAAAATGCCATATAAGTTGATAGCAAGGGATAAAGTGTTTTGTGAGGGCACATTATCAGAATGTCAAAAGACACTCACTGGTATTTCAAAAATGATTCATGCAGGATTTTCTACTAATTTTGAAATAGATGAGTTTATGATATCAAATGCTAATGCAAATGAAAACAAAACTACATGGAAACAATATGACTTTTAGTAAACCAATTCTTGCCACATCTCCAAATCAAACCAAAATGAACTGGTGGCAGTATTATATTGGACACTGTTGGATGACAGGCTGGCAGTCCATTGGACATAACTTTCGTATGTGGTCCGATTTGATGGGAAGTAACTATGAAGGTTATGCACTACTCAAAGAAGATGACCCAGAGGCAGAGTGTTTAGATTGGTTCTGGGCATCACTTGTAGAAGATGATGTTTATTCTAAAGAGTTTCTTGAGCACTTGATGCAGATAGTGGATGACATTGAGACTGGTAAAGAAAAAGTTATACCTATGGATGATGTAATGGCAAATCTCAAAACTTGGTTGGAGGAAGAATGAATACACATGATGAAATAGAACAAAGTATATTTGTAGGATTTTGGAGCATAAATCATTGTAAGGAAGAACCAAATCAGTTTTGTTTGTGGAAACGAAAAAAACCCAATCTCATTCATAGAATAATGAATTGGTATTTACTTGGAAACAAGTGGATTGACAAGAAATAAATAGTACAGTATCATTTGAATTGATACATATGTCGTCTGCAACCTGAATAAATTTTATGGCAAAAGGATTTACCGTTAAAGCAAAAGAACCAGAGCAACAATCCCTTTTTAATATAGAAAGGTGTAAGGAAAGAATTAGAGGTAAAACAATTGTTTTTTGTTTGCCTGGACGTGGTGTATCATATGCATTCTTAAAAAGTTTCGTACAACTTTGTTTTGATCTTGTTCAATCTGGAGCAAGTATTCAAATTTCTCAAGATTATAGTTCAATGGTAAACTTCGCAAGATGCAAATGCCTTGGAGCAAATGTACTTGCAGGACCAGATCAATTACCATGGCAGGGTAAGTTACAATATGATTATCAACTCTGGATTGATAGTGACATTGTATTCAACACGGATGCCTTCTGGGCAGTCTTTGATATGGATAAGGATATTGCATGTGGATGGTATGCTACAGAAGATGGTAGAACCACCTCAGTGGCACATTGGTTAGATGAACAGGACTTCAAGAACAATGGTGGCGTCATGAATCATGAAATGGTAGATACCATTGGAAATAGAAAAAAACCATTTACTGTAGATTATACTGGATTTGGTTGGACGCTAATTAAGAAAGGAGTCTTTGAGCACCCAGAAATGAAGTATCCATGGTTTGCACCACAGATGCAAATCTTTGACTCTGGAGAGGTTCAGGACATGTGTGGAGAGGATGTTTCATTCTGTCTGGATGCTAAAAGAAAATGTGGATTTGAAATTTGGTGTCATCCACAAATTAGAGTTGGACACGAGAAGACTAGGGTTATCTAATGGAAACATATCGCATTCTTTGTAATGGAAGAGTCATTTATAATGAAATTTCCCAGGATGAGATGTTTGATATTATAGATGAATTATCAGAACAATTTTATGAAACTGGAGTTCCCAATCCAGGGGACCTCATGGTAGAATGTATTAGAACACAGGAGATTTAAATTATGGCAAATCGTCCATCATTAACCAATAAGGTTATTATTGAACATAAACCAAAGAAGACAAGACAGGGACGATCAAATCAAACGATCCTCTCTAGAACCTCTCGTAATGGTCCTAAGAAGAGATACAGAGGACAAGGATAAATAGGAATATCTATTCAAGACCTAAATGTATTGTCTAGACTCTAAAGATGAGTGGGCAATTATACATCCTGATGATCTTTGGGTATACAATAAACTAATAATTTCAATAAAACTTGGGCATCTCTGTGGACCTACAGGGGTGCCTGTTCCATATGAAGGAGATTATATAGTTAGACCCATGTTCAACCTCCTTGGAATGGGTAGAAATGCAAGAGTAGAATGGATTAAGGACTCTACTGAACATTTTCATCCATCTGAATTCTGGTCTCAAATCTTCTATGGACAACAGTTAAGTGTTGATTTTTACCAAAAAAGAGCTCTACTAGTAGTAGAAGGTATTAAGGATCAAAGAGATCCACTCTACAAATGGAAAAAGTGGCAAAAAATATCAAAAAATATAAAATTTCCAGAAATTTTGGACAATCTAAAGGGGAATTATGATTGGATTAATTGTGAATTCATAGGAGACAAGTTAATAGAGGTTCATTTTAGACAAAATCCAGACTTTAGATATGGAAATACAGTTGCTATACCAGTCTGGGATCAAAAAATTACAGAACATGAACAAAATTATACATATATTTTAGATGAAGATTATCACAGAAAAGGATTTTATATTGATTAAGGGATAGGAACCCCTTAAAAAGTTCTAATTAACCTTAGAATTCTAAACTTATGTCAAACTTACCAGTAGATAGAGACAAAGAGTACATGTATGACATGTGGGGAACCACAAAACTCGTAACTGATTATGGAAAGTTACCAAAACCAAAGACAATTCAAGAAATTATGCATGATGACATTCCAAAAAATAGTCATTTTCTGAAAGAACAAGCAGAAATTCATGAAAAAATTAGAAATGATGATGATTATGATGATTGGGAGTATGGAACTGAACCAACTTATGGAAAACCACAATATTGTGATTGTAACCACAATAAATATAAGTAAATAATATCCCTATAAAGTGCCTTTAGAATCTGTATCAAGAGGATTTAAAGATATCAGTCTATCTTTTAAAAGAAATCCAGTTACTAATGATATTATTTCATTAAGAAACGAGGATGCAATTAAAAGATCAGTCATCAATCTGGTGAGAACTAGAGTTGGCGAAAGATTCTTTAATCCTCTTTTAGGTTCTAAGGTAGAAAATTATTTTTTTGAACTTGCAGGCATTGATGTAGAAGAACCACTTAAGGAAGAAATTAAAACAGTTATTAATAATTTTGAACCTAGAGTTAGATTGAGAAATGTGAGCGTTGCATTTTTACTAGATGATAATGCCATGGATGTAAGTATTGTATATGATATTGTTGGACTAAGTGCCCCACAACAAGCAATAACTTTTGTACTTCAACCAACCAGATACTAATAATGGCATTTACCCAATTTACTAATCTAGATTTTGATCAGATTAGAATATCAATCAAAGATTATCTAAGATCAAACTCAAACTTCAGTGATTTTGATTTTGAAGGATCAAATTTTTCTATTTTAATTGATATACTTGCATATAATACTTACTTGACTGCATTCAACACCAACATGGTGGTCAATGAGTCATTCATTGATAGTGCAACACTCAGAGAGAATGTAATATCTTTAGCAAAAAATATTGGATATGTTCCATTATCCAGAAGAGCAGCAACTGCAAAGATAAGTTTTACTGTATCCAATATAAATTCTACTTTTAAAACTGCAACTCTTAAAAAAGGTATTGTTTGTACTGGAAATTTAGACAATACTAGTTACATTTTTTCAATTCCAGAAGATATTACCATTGGAATTAGTCAAGGAGAGTGTACTTTTTCTGATGTAACAATTTATGAAGGAACATTACTAACTAAAACCTTTATAGTAGACACTTCTCAACCAAATCAAAAATATATTTTACCAAATCCATTCATAGATACCTCAACAATTAGAGTAAATGTAAAGGAAACATCTCAATCTACTACATCTAATGAGCATGTGGCAGTAGAGAACATCTTAAGTATAAATTCTAACTCAAATATTTTTCTAATTCAAGAAATTTCAGATGAAAAATATGAACTTTTCTTTGGTGATGGAGTATTTGGTAAGAAATTAAGTAATAACAATGAAATAGTAGCAACATATATTACTACAAATGGCAAACAAGGCAATGGAGCTTTAGATTTTGTGTTCTCTGGAACCGTTGTTTCAAATACAGGGTCAAATTTAGGCTCTAATGTTGGTATTGTATTGACTGATGAACCAGCAAACAATGGCGATGACATACAAACTGTAAATTCTATCAGATATTATGCTCCAAGAATGTATTCTACTCAATATAGAGCAGTAACTGCATCTGATTATGAGGCATTGTTACCTTCAATTTATTCTAATATTGAATCAGTAACTGCATATGGAGGCGAAGAATTAGTTCCACCTCAATATGGTAAGGTTTTTATAGCAGCAAAACCAAAAAATTCTGATTATTTGTCAGAACAAACTAAGGAAAGACTTTTATCAGATCTCAAGAAATATAGTATAGCAGGAATTCAACCAAGTTTTGTAGATATTAATGTTCTATATGTTGAATTAGATTCCACAATTTACTATAACTCTAATTTTATTGGAGCATCAAGTGACTTGAAAACTCAAATCTCTAACTCCCTTCAAAGTTATGCAGATTCTACTGATCTAAACAAGTTTGGTGGGAGATTTAAATATAGTAAATCAGTAAGAATAATTGACACCACAAATAATGCAATTACTTCAAATATAACTAAAGTTAGAATTAGAAGAAATGTTGGCGTTATCATTGGAGAACCAACTCAGTATTTAATCTGTTACGAAAATAGATTTTTCGCTTCTCTCTCAGGGTACAATATTAGAAGCACTGGATTTTATGTAAATGGAATATCTAGACAAGTTTATTTGTCTGATATACCAAATGCAAATTTAACTACTGGAAGATTATACTTAGTTTCATTTGATGGAGAAAAGGAATCTACAGAACAACAAGATGTTGGAACTGTAAATTATACCACTGGAGAAATTGATATAGATAATATAAATGTATCCTCCACATCACTTCCCAATAATACTATAGAGATAGAAGCAACTCCATATTCAAATGATGTTGTTGCTAAAAAATCCATTTACCTGAAATTAGATATTGGAAAAAGTAATTTGACATTAGTAAAGGATATTATTTCATCTGGCGAAAATGCTTCAGGAAGCAGATTTGATCCAGAATCAAGTTATTCAACTGGAACCAAAATAAGAAGTTAAGATGCTAGAAATTCAAAAGTTAGTAAAAATTAGCGATATTGTTCAAAATCAAATTCCAGAATTTGTTTTAGAGGACAATGAAAATCTAGTAGAATTTTTTAAACAATATTATTACTCTCAAGAATATCAAGGTGGAGTAGTAAATCTTACTGAAAATTTAACTACATATAAAAACTTTTCTGCATTTGATTCTACCAATTTAATTGCATCTACAACTTTATCTGAGGATATAGATTTTTTTGATGATACAATTTATGTGGAATCTACCAAAGGATGGCCAGAAATATATGGGTTATTAAAAATAAATGATGAGATTATTACTTACACTGGAATTACAACTAATTCATTTACTGGTTGTATTAGGGGATTTAGTGGAGTAGATTCTTTAAGGGATGAATCTAATCCAGAACTTTTAGTTTTTAAATCCACAGAAGCAAATGCACATTCATCGGATGATGTTGTTAATAATTTAAGTAATTTATTTTTAATTGAGTTTTTTAAAAAACAAAAATCATTATATTTTCCAGGATTTGAGGAAGTAGATTTTGATTCAAAAATTAATCCTCAAAACTTCTTAAGTAATGCTAAGACCTTTTATCAATCTAAAGGTACAGATGAATCATATAAAATTCTATTCAGGGTTTTGTATAATGAAAATGTGCAAATTATAAAACCAAGAGAATATTGTTTTACTCCATCTGATGATAAGTGGGTAGTAACAGAAACCTTTATATGTGATTTAGTTGAAGGAGATCCATTTAAAGTATCTGGACAAACACTATATCAAGATCCAGATCCTTATAATGATAAAATTGAATTTGCTAATGGATCAATTTATTCTGTAGATTCTTACTTGTTGAATAATAGGTCTTTATATAAAATAAGAATTTTTGCAGGGTATTCAAATAATTTAAATCCAAAGGGATCTATATTTGGATCTTTTATTCCAACATTTAAAACATTTGTTGTAGAGAATGTTGAATCTGGATCAAATACTATTTTTGTAGATTCTACTGTTGGATTTCCAACATCTGGTGTAATTTACATTGGAGAAAATATTTACACATACACAGATAAAACAATTAATCAATTTCTAAATGTTTCTACTCAAAATTCTACTCTAATTAATAATTCTATAGAAATAGGATCTAGAGTATATTCAACTAATTATGTTTATTCATATGAAGATGGTGATAATACTAAAAAAGTATCCTTTAGAATTAATAATGTTCTTTCTTCTTTTGAATCTGTAACTTCATTATATGCTCTTGAGGGAGATCCTATTAAAGTTGATAATGTTGGACATGTAGATAATAATATATTTGTAAAATCATTAAAATTTAATCATCCAATATCCATCTATTCTGGAGTTGGCGTTACTGCAATTACAACAGGAGTTAGATATTATTCAAAACAGGGATTTGCAATCAATAATGGTCTTTCTTTGTCAAAATATGAACATAATTTAAAAAATGGCGACATTTTAGATTTATATGTAAAATTTTTAGGAACATATCAATTATATCTTCCAAATTTACAAGTAACCACTTCTCTGTCAAAGGAATTTAGTACTCAACAAATAGAAGATACTTCTCTCTTAGGTAAAGAAATTATCTTTAAGAGAAGATTAAAAAAAACAAAGGCAACACCATTTACAAAACTATTCAATAATATTAATAATAGATATACAGCTAATATTCAAGATGCATATGCAGATTCTAATTATAATTACATAGCATCAAATGGACTTCCTGATTATGAAGTAAATCCATATGTAAAGGATTTTACATTAAATGCTAATATTGACAATTCTTATAGTTTGGTAGGGTCTCATAATTTTTATACTGGAGAATCAGTAAAAGTAGTTGGATATGGAATTAGTGGAACTCTAACGAATGATTTTATAAAAGCAGTTGGATTTAATACTGGAAACACATATTATGTCAATAGAATTGGACCATCCAACTTAAGATTAGCAGAGACTAGAGAAAATCTTGGAGTTGGTGGAACACATATTAATTTATTAGAATTAACTAATGTAGGTAATGTTTCTGGATATTTTGTAGATATAGTTCTACAAAGTTCTCCAATTTATGGGAATAATTTTTCAACTACTAAAACATTTAAAAAGATTCCCAAATTCCCAACTTTTGAAAAAGATAAAGTATCAACACAACCAGGACCAGTTGGTATTTTTGCTAATGGAATAGAAATTCAAAGTTATAAATCATTTGATAAAGTTTTTTATGGTAAAATAGAGAATGTAGATATATTGAATGGAGGAGAAGGATATAGTTTAATAAGTCCTCCAAGATTTGAAATTTTTAATGCTTCAAATGATCAAGATTTTTTAACCATATTAATTCCAGAGATGGAAGGGTCTTTGGTTGGATTTAAAATAGTAAATCCAGGATATAATTATGAGAGTGAACCAACAGTAACTGTGTCTGGGGGAAATGTAAAGGATGTTCCAACCAGAGTACAAATGAAATATATTGATAATGAAATTGAATTCAATTCAACCACTAGAGCCTCAGTTGTTAGGACAATAACTAATGATTTTAGATTTGAAAAAAATCATGGGTTTACTGAAGGCGAAGCAGTAGTTTATGAAACAAATAATACATTTCCAATTGGAATTGGCACTGTAGTTTCTGATGGTACATTATTAGATCAATCAGTTTATTATGTGTCTGAAGTTGGAGCAGGAACTTCTTTCAGATTAGCTTTAAGTAAAAATGATGCTTTAATTAAAAATAATTTAATTAATATCAGAACTACTGGTGGAGGAGTGCAAAAATTTAGATCTTTAGAAAAAATTCAAGTAATAGATAAAGTTAATATTGTTGGTATTGTAAGTGGGTTTAAGTATAAAAAATTATCATTTGGAGTAGAGGATATTAATGTATATGATAATATTTTTTATTTTAATGATCATGGGTATCAAAATGGCGAAGAAGTTATAATAACTCAAATTGGAACTCCTCTTGATGGGGCAACTCCAGGACAAATATATTATATTGATAAATTAGATAATAATAGTTTTAGACTTTCTACTAATATTCAAAGAACTAATATTCTAAACATAATTAGTTTAGATTTTGCAACAACATATTTTATACAATATCCACCAATTGAAGTTCAGGTTAATGGTAGATTCAAAAAAACTTCATCCAGTATTGTTGGATATGGAGCAACTATTATTCCTATAGTTGATGGATATGTAAAATCATTAAAAGTTCAAAGAGGATTGGCATCTCCAGCAACAGTGACTCTTGGTGTAAAAAATATTGTAAATTATCAGAAAAAACCAAGAATTTCTGTTTTAGAGGGTGAAAATGCTGAATTTCAACCTCAGGTTGAAGATGGAAAAATAACTAAAGTTATAGTTAAAAATGCAGGAGAAAATTATTTTAATGATTTTGATTTAATTATATCTGGACAAGGATATGGAGCCAATATTACTGCAGGCATAGGAACAGGATTACTAAGTGGAAAAATTATAGATGTTAAAATAATTAATGGTGGAGTTGGATACGCATCTTCTGATACATCCATTCAAATCATAAACAAGGGAAAAGATCTTTTAGTTAGTGCAGAGATAACTTCTTGGACACTGAATGAAGTTGCTAAATTGGGTACATCAAATTTATCTAATGGTTATTTATTTGGATCTAAGTATTCAAAATTTGGAAACACTTTTGGTGTATTTTTCTTAGATTCTAATTTAATTAATACTTTTGGGATAATTTCAACAAAACATTCTCCAATTATAGGTTGGGCTTATGATGGATGTCCAATTTATGGACCATATGCATATGAAAATACAGATGGGTCTGGAAATGTTATTAGAATGCTAAGTGGATATGTTAGAAATAAAATCAGTCCACATCCTACTTTAGATGCTATTGAAGATTATACATTTACCAATTCTGGGACATTAGATGAAAATAATGGAAGATTTGCAATAACACCAGAATATCCAAGAGGAATATATGCATATTACTGCACTATAGATTCTAGTAGAAATCCTGTTTTCCCATACGTAATAGGAAATACTTATAATTATATTCCAGAGGGTTCAAATTTTATATTAACTCAAAATCAAGATTTAGATTTTAATGAATTAGGTATAGTTAAATATACTAAACCATACAGAGTTGATGATAAAGAACATTACTATGAATATTTTGAAAATGTAATTTCTGAAGATAGAATTGATGCCATAGTAACATCAGTTTCAACTGGGAAAATTAATTCCATTGATGTAGTAGATGGTGGAACTGATTATAAAATTGGAGATAGAATTGAATTTTATGATTCTGATCTTGGTGGACTGGGAGCTGTAGCAGAAGTATCTAAAATTTCTGGAGTTGGAATTGTAACTATATCTGCAGGAATAACAACATTTAATGATGTTAAATTTGTCTCAATTGAGTCTGGTATTCTTGGAATAGCCACTACAGCACATAATTTCAAATCACAAACCTTTATAAACATTTCTGGAATTTCCACAACTGATTATTCTGAGTTGGAGGGATTTAGAAGGATAAATGTAGAGTATCCTTCTACTATCTTAACTGAATCTCTCTCTAATGCTGCAACTACTGGAATTGTTACTAGTATCAAAATAAAATCTCCTGTTCTAGGATATAGAGTTGATGATCAATTAACAATAGGAACAGAAACTCTTACTGTTGTTGGAGTAGATAAGTTAAATAATAGATTAAATGTATTGAGACAATCTGGATCTCCTGGATATGCAATTAGCACAACTGTTTCTGATTTTGTAACTAAATTTACATTCTCATATCCAAAATTATCATTACCTTTAACTGAACTTGATGACTCTTATTATTTCAATCCTTCACAATCAGTTTCTGTTGGAATAAGCAGTTCTGCTGGAGTTGGAAATACTCTAACAGTATCTCCATTGGGATATGGAGTTTCAATTACTAAGTATATTGAGCATGGTGGAATATTTTTACCTTTCAATCCATTTAGAGATGGAGAAAAGGTAATCTATACTACTAATGCTTCTACAATAGTATCAAATGCTGGTCCTTTAGTTGATTTACCAAGTCTATACATTGTTAAAATATCTCCAGATATTGTTGGACTAGTACAGGATATTAAAGATGTTAAAAATAAAGATGCTTTATTGAAATACAATGCAGTTGGAACTGGAAATTTACATAAATTTAAAACACAAAGAAATATAGTAACTGGAAGTGCAACTCAAATCAATGTAAATGTATCTGCAGCATCTAGTCATGGATTGGATGTAGATAATAATATTGAATTTAATGTAACTTCAGGGATAACAACAACTTATGTGGTTGGATATGGTGCATCATCAAAAAGAGTTTTAATAGATGGTCAAATTAATCCAAGAATTAGATCCTATGCAAATGAATCTGTAGTATTTTCTCTTACTGATCCAAGCATATCAGGAAAGGATTTTAATCTGTATAGTGATGATATTTTCAGAAATCCATATTTTGGCAATGAAGAAGGAATAGAAGTAATTAAAACAGAAACTGAATTAACTCTACAAATTACAGAATTTACACCAAAATTATTATATTACAACTTAACAAACATTACTACTGATGATGAAATTTATCAAGATCTGACTATTAAAAATAATAATCAATTAAAAATTGAAGATAGTATCTATAATTTACAAAGTAAAGTCATTGGAGTTACTAGTACTACTTTTGTTTATAATTTGCCCACATTTCCAGAAAGACCATCATACACTAGTGTATTATCTGATTTAAGTTATAATGTTTTAGATGTTGGAATAAAAGGTCCAATATCTTCAGTAAGATTATTATATGGTGGATCTAATTATCAAAAACTACCAGAAATAAAAAATATTATTACTGATTCTGGAAAGGGAGTTAATTTATATCCTAAAACAACTAGCATAGGAAAAATTAAGTCTATAGATATTGTCAACAAAGAAAGTGTTTATTCTAGTGATAAAACTCTTTCTCCAATATCAACCTTATTTACTGCAATAAGAACCAAAAATAATTATAAAGTTTCAAAACTAGAAATATTAGAACCTGGAAGAAAGTATCTTTATCCACCAACATTAATACTCTTCAATAAAGTAACTGGATCTACAGATAGTCTATTTTCTGCTGCAGTAACTTTAAAATCACAATCTATAGATAGTGTAACTATTATAGATTCATCTTCAAATTTAAAATCAACAGATAATACTATTATATCAATTAACAATAGTAATGGAATTAAAATTCTTAGTGCTTCTGTTAGTGGATCTGGTCCATATAATGTAGATTTGACCTTACAAACTCCATTATCTGGGTTTTCAACTTCAAATCCATTGCCAATTGAAATTGGAGATGAAATTTTTATTGAAAGTATTATTTCTTCTGGAGGATCTGGATTTAATAGTTCTGACTATAATTATGAAACATTTACTGTAACCTTTACTAATCCAAATTTTAGTACTCCAGATGCAGCTATAGTAAGGTATCAAACAACTGAATTTCCTGGAGTTTTTAATTCATCAACACATAATGCAATTGTTTGCAAATATGATGATTTAGTTAAAGTATCAGCAACTTTAGAGAAGTCTTCATTTACAAATAACGAAGAAGTTTCTGGAAATAAAATTATAGATAACGATAAAAATGAACCAATTTTAGAAGTACTTAAG